TTGCCCCTACTACCACCAGATGCGCCGCCACCAACGCCAGACTCAAAATAAAAATCGCAGGTCTTGGCTAACTGATTCGCCCAGTCTTCCATAGTAGTAATGCGATTGCCAGCATTGTCGAAGATATCCTGTGACTCAAGCTCACCATCTTCGTTCAGCTTCCAGTCTTCATAGGCACGCCGGATAACATCCCTTTGCGCGCCCTTCCGTACGCTACCTATGGAATTGAGGGCAGCAAGCGCGGCACTCTCGATCTTTAACTGCTCAAGTTGCTGCCTGAACGTCTTACTATCATTGGCGGCTTGCTCAAGCAATCGGGTCTTCTCACTCAAAGCCTTGTCGTAATCTTCCCGCATCTGCTTCGTACGTTTCTGCACTAGCTCGTCTACGTCACCCGCCTCTCCTTTTTCCTTGAGCGCTTGAAGCTCTTCCTGCGCTTCTTGTAGCATCTTCAAGTCTTCCGGTGTGATATCCTCAAAGACAGCCAACTTAGCCTTTAGCTCCTTCACCTGGCTGTTAAGCCCACGGTTGTTAGTGCGGAACTCATCTAACTTCTTCCTCATATCTGAGTCGTCATTCAGATCAAGAAGAAAGCTGCCGTCATCCTGCTCAACGTAGAACGAGTGCAACGCTTCGTCAATACCATCTAGGGTATCTACTTTCCGGTCAATAGGCATAGTGGTTTTCCTTTCTTGCCTGTAGCTGACGGTTCAGACCAACCTACGTGGTCAGTCATCATTGATATTTAACTTGTCTTTCAGTTCCCTAAGGGTAAGCCGCCTGCCCGTTGGGTCTACCATCTGAGACATGCTTGTCACCTTACCCTCCTTCCACAATTCATACCTACATGGGCCAAGCACCTTCCTGCCAAAATCAGGATCGGCAGCGATCTTGTCGGTGAAGAAAGATTTGGCTTTCTCACCCGCTAGCTGTCCATCCATGCTGGCTTGGGTAGCTGGGGATATTTTTTTGAACCTACGTAAGTTGCTCTTTTGCCCCGTCTCTTTCTCCACCATATCTGCCAGCTCGTCCCAAGTCTTGATAACTGGCACCATGATAGTGCGGCAGTTCCAGTGCCACGGTGGATAGCCGGGGAAGCTTTCAGAGACATTACTATCAGGTAGTGGGTTCCCTTCCATATCCCAAGCCCCACCTATTCTACTCATGCAAAGTAAGGTAGTGCGGTCATCTAACGTGACTACCGCCTCGATACCTCGAAGCATTTTGTTGTTAGCCTCAAAGACTGCCCCTTGCGTAGCGTTGGATACATTCTGCACACTAGTACGGACCAATGCAGTAGCTTCGCGCTTGCTGGTATCCATAATACCACCTACACGCTCTGCGACTCTTCTGGTCTTACCACCCACCTCAATAGTGCGGTACTTACCTGTACTCGTACCTATAATGCGTTGGGTTATCTCTTGGTTTGTTTCCCCAGCAAGTACGCCCATTCTCACTTGCGACTCAAAACCCATGCGTAGGTTGTCAGCTTGCTTTGCCCACCAGTCAGCAGACGGGGCGCCTTGTATCAAAGTACCTTTCGTCAGCTCTGCCAATTCAGTAGGTGAGAAGGCAGCAGAGAATAGCTCTGCACCTGATATCTTTATCATTGTCTGGATAGCAAAGGATTGCTCCAGACTAGCTACCTCGATAAGCTGCCCATCCACCACTTTCTGTGCGTTCTTGTAGCTCTTGCGAATAGAAGCGCGTGCCTGTTTAAGCAAGGCTTCCTGCCTGCGCTTCCGCCATGCTGTGCTTGCTACCCCTCTGATATCCCTGTCGAATATCTGGTCCCTCAGTTCACTCTCAAGCTCTTTAAGATACCCCAGCGCCTTAAAACGAATATCCTCGCTGAACCTGAGTAGGTCGATTCTGTGAGTAACTGCCTCGTCTACCCAATCGTCGATAATTGAGGGCATAAGTAGTTACTCCTCTTGTCCATCAAGAATACCTACATCTCTGCCTTCATTCTCAGTATCAATCAATCCCCTTTCCTGCTCCTCTGTCATGCTATCAGGGTATATCTCACCCTTCTTAAGCTGGTAGTAGAAGGTAGAATAAGATATCTTGCCAAGTGTCACAGCTTCAAGTAGCTTCCCAAACATCTGCGGATCTAGGCTAATCTGGTCAAAGTCTGTATTGAGTACACAGCTAGCCTCACCAGCAAGGTTAAGCCAAGTAGCTGCCCAACCCAGCGCTTCGGTGATACCCTCGCTGACGTGGTTAGATATGTTGGCAAGGATGGAAGATTCGCCCCGCTGCCTCAAGGCTACAGTTTGGTACGCTTCCACATCTGCGCTACGTTGCTCAAGCAACCTAGCTCCAAGCACAGCAGCCATCTTCCGTTTCTCGTCTTGAGCGTCGGCAAGATGTCTAAGCCCCTCACCTGTAAACTCAAGATACCCAGCTTTAGCCTGGGTATCCTCTGACTCCCAAACCACACTGGAACCTATCTTGAGCGTGCCCTGTCTATCATCTGCGTTGAACTTGCCCGCTGTCCATGCTGTAGGTAGTGCCGTCCAGTGCCTACCATGCTCCAGATCAGCGCTAGTGTGGAATAGGGATATGTTGACATTCACCACAGGCAAGATAGGGGGATTGACCAATTCATCGGCTGTGCCTGAAGGTGAGACAAAGGTAAACGGTATTCTATCCAGTGAGCGGCCGCCCTTCATCCTTGGGTAAACCTCACTGATAAGTACCATCTTACGGGCTTTGTCTTTCTCGTCTCGGGTATCCTTCCACACCTCTACCTTGTAGGTATAGGTATCTGAGCCATTATCCTCAAGACGAAGTACGCGATAGTATGTAACCACGTTAGTTACGTACTCATCTCCCGCGTCTACCTCTTCTGTATCCTCTTGCAAGACCACCAGGATGGGTACACGCTCACCATCAATGACAGCAAAGCGCCAGTTAATGATATTCTCTGCATAGTAGACAGCAATATAAGGATTGTCGCTGTCTTCTGGCGAGTCTACGTACAATCCCACTCTACCTATACCAATGACTTCCTCACAGACAAGGCTAGCTAGCTCCTCTAATGACTCGCCAGCGGCGCCAATACTATCAAGGTACCCCAAATCGGGGAACTCTTTGATAGGGGGCTTTCGCATGATCGTACCCACAAGACCTACCAGGGTACGTTCAGAAATTGCATACCACACCGCCCTAGATAGGTATGCGTCATACTCGCCAGACTCTTGCCCACCAAGTCTAGGCAGATAAGCCTCTCTCTTAGCCTTGATCGCTTCTTGTCCCTCTACTGCGTCTCGACACTTCTGCCACTTGGGTAGCCACGCCTTGTAGGAAGGATGCAACGCATTTACGGTAGGCATAGTGTCATACTCCTGTGATGCGGCGGGCACCTGTAAGGCTTTCCTTATCGACAGGAAATAGCCTAGCTATAGGGTAGGAAAAGGCATCAAGAAGATGGCTCATCTTCTTGCCGTCTGTCTTGTTCATGTTGGCGTAGGTATAGGTAGAAAGGTACTTGACGAGATTCCTACACTCTGGCGCTACCGTGCAAGTAATTGAGCCATCCCGTGCCTTTAGCTTACCATTGACAGCATTGTACCTGTCCCTACGGTGCGGGTTACTTGGCGGGGCATCTACTGTATACCCAGCTTTTCGTAAGTACCAAAAGTCAGTCTTACCGCCGGGGCTACTACTCTTTCGTGAAGCCCCGCTGGCGTCTGGGTAGACAACACGTAAGCTATCCCCAAACGCTTCTGAAAGTGTATCGCACATGAACTCAGTATCAGCGTTTTCTAGTTCGTACTCTCGAAAGAAGTGAATGTGGTTTCCACTGAACCAGAAAACAGCAGCGGACATAGGATCAACGTTAAAGTCCATGCCGGCGCCCAACTCTGCGCCTTCTGGCATAGGTAGAGTAGCTACGTTGTTGTTGGGGTCGAAAGCATGGTAGACATTACCTACTGACAGGTTGACGAAGCCACCATCTACATACGCCTGCACTTCCTTGTCGGAAAAGGCAGCTTCAAGGCGCTTGATATACGCACTATCGAGCACCCTGTTCTCTCTTGTAGATGCGTGAACTACCCCAACGTCTTGATACTCTTTGTCTTCACCTATGCAAAGGTCGTAACCCCAGTTCAACTGCTCCGGTGTGCCAGTCAAAAAGACTTCTAGGTAGTCGGCATCAGGATGACGAACACGCGCTATCATCTGCTTGAAGACTTCCTGATCCTGAATGAATGGCTCATCTATGTAAGCGGCTCCAAGGTTGGGACCACGTAAATTCTTTGGCAGCTCTCCTGAATACACAATAATCTTTGCTCGCCGGCCGCGGTACTTAATGGTGAACTCATGGCTAGACTGGTTAAACGTCCACCAGAACCGCCTACCTAGATTAGCACGCTTGCCCGCAAGCAACTCCTGTATCGTAGATATCACAGTATGACGAGCAAGTGGGAAAGTAGGCGACACAGTAGCTACCGGCACTGGTGCGTTCTGCAAGGCAGAAGATATGATCCTCTTGCAACCTACTAACGTCTTGCCACTGCCGAAGCCCCCTACAAGTGCCTTGATGAAGTTAGGTAGTTCCCACCATCGGCGCTGGTACTCCCAGAAGCCGCCTACAGTAAGTACTTTGCGCGTGCTGTTGTCTGGCTGGATATGAACCGTATCTATGATAGGATCGTCTTTGCGCCAGAACGTAGAGCTAGACTCACCTATATGAAAAGGCTTAGCCCTGCTCACCATTTCACACATTGCCTGATAATTGTCGTTCATAGGAACCTATCATCCGGGTTTCTATCATCCTCTACCCCACCCTGCGGATCGTTTCTACCCCAATTCGCCCTATCCCTACGCTCAAGGATAGTCATGATCCGCACCCAATCTTTGTTACCATCTGTGTGTAACCTTCTGATGCAACCCCGCTGATAGGTAGCAAATGCCTTGCGTGTAGCTAACACGAACTCACCGTATACGCTATCCTCCTCCGGCTCGCCATTGCCGTCTATCCAATTGTCGCCTCTTTTCCTCCACGACCAGAACTTACTTGCAGGCACGCCAAGTAGGTCGCAGATAGCGTTAAGTGGCATACCTTCTTTCAGCAACCTACAGAAACGGCGCGTAACCTTGTCTGTTAGCGTCGTTCTTATGCTGGTCCCACGTTTGCGTTTCTTAGCTGGCTTGGCTAGTAGTACCCGTTTCATAGCTTGGAAATTTTACTGTACTACAAAACTGTG